TGTAGTAGTTAAAGAATGGAATACGTTTCTTGATGTACTAGCTACTGCATACAAAATGGTGTGGTCGACACGTAAGGATGCAAAGATTGTTCCTAACAAAAAGATAAAACAAGTCGCAGAGTATTTATACAATGAGCTTGAGGATATGTCTAACAAAGATATTATCTTGCCAACGTCTTTTCTTGAAGAATATGATATGGAACAAGATGGACTTGGTGTGCTTACTGATGAAGATATGAGTGATGTAAATAATACAGTCATGGGCAATATGGCACGTAGAACAGGTGAAGAAGCTAAGTGGGGTGTTATGAAAATTGACAATCCTGAACTTACGCAAAGGTTGCCTGTCAAAGTACAAGCTGTAGCAAAGAAGAAATCTGATACAGGTATTAATCCAAGAGCAATGCACAGATTTACTACAGATAGAAAGGTATTCACGAACAAGACTAAAAGAAATGGTGGCACTTTACTGATTGATGGCAGTGGCTCTATGCATTTTGATTCTGAAGATATCGAAAACCTTGTACATATATTACCTGCATCTACAGTTGCTATGTATCAAGGTTTAGTTGATGATGATTTAGCAGATATTGAATGGAAAGAGACTGACATTGTACCTACTGGTACGCTCGGTATTCTAGCTAGCAAAGGTAAGTGGGTAGAAGAAATACCAAAATATGGCTACAACAATATTATTGATGGACCTGCTATGGACTGGTTGGGTAAACAACAAGAGCCACGTATCATTATTACTGATATGCAAGTATCAGGTATTTGCAAGGATGATAACTATGGTACTCCTGTACCAGTACCTGACTTTAATCCTGAACTAACTATTGATGCCTTGAAAAAAGTTAAAGAGTATAATATTATTGTTATACCTACAGTAGAAAAAGCAGTAGAGTGGGCTAAAGCCTACGTAAAACAAGCGTAGGTCTTTTATTCATTTAACCTACGTTTAAGCCACACGGACGCGCAAGCGCTCGTGTGGCTTTTTTTTTGGTTTCAATACGCGTGCGAGGTCAAAGAAAAAAATTTTATCTCTATACGCGTGCGTTATATAATTTTATTTATATAGAAAAGTGTCACAAAGTTATGGTAACATTAGCAAAGTGAATAAAGATATAGACAAACTATTAGAAAGTATAATATCTACGACTGGGAAATGGTATGAGAATGTTGATAAAGATACCTCAGACTTCCTTGACGCAGTTGAAAATCTAGTAAAACAGGGTAAGGAAGTAAACTCAGTAACGATTGCAGATATTCTCGAAGATGAATACAACGTAAAAATTACTGCAGTATCGGTGAGAACATGGCTAAAAGAAGTAAGAAAGAAATAACTGAACTACTTGCTGAGGTAACAGACGGCAAGTACGCAGAACTCAAATCTACCAATGAACGTTTACTTAAACGTATTGACAAACTTAATGATAAAAATTCTGATTTAATTGATGCAGTCTATCGTGCCGTGAAAGACGGTATAAATTCTTTAGACTTGCCACCAGTTAAACCTCCTCCCAAATCACGTAAGACTGCAGGAGAAGAAATATGCGTACCATTATTATCAGACATACAGTTAGCAAAGACTACACCTACGTACAGTACTAATACTGCTGAAGAAAGAGTTGTAAGATACGCGCAAAAAATCTCTGAACTGGCGAGGCTGCAACGTCATTCTCATCCAGTAAAGAAAGCTGCAGTGCTATGTTTAGGAGATATTGTAGAAGGAGAATTAATTTTTCCTGGACAATCACACCTAATAGACGCGTCATTGTACCGTCAAGTAACAGTAGATGGTCCAAGGATACTGCATAAATTTTTCTCAATACTGTTATCAGAGTTTGAAGAAGTAGATGTTTACTGGGTCATAGGTAACCACGGTGCATTAGGTGGTCGTAGTCGTAGAGATTACAATCCTGAAACTAACGCTGACCGTATGCTAGGTAAAATCTTAGAGACAATGTTTGCCAATGAGCCACGTATAAAATTTATTGTACCTGACGGAGGTAATGAACGTAACTGGTATTTAGTTGCAGACATAGGTAGGAAAGCTAAGTTTATGTGCTTTCACGGTGACCAAATAAGAGGTCACGCAGGCATACCTTGGTATGGATATAATAAAAAAATATTAGGTTGGAAATCATTAGCAGCAAATGGCTTGATGGAAAACTTTACACATGCAGTATGTGGACACTATCACACACCAACGACTATGTATATTAATGATACGCGCGTATGGGTTAATGGTAGCACTGAAAGTTATAACACTTTCGCCCAAGAACAACTAGCTAGCATGGGTAGACCATCACAGTTTTGTTTGTTTGTGAAACCTAATAAGGGAGTTACAGCCGAGTATTTGGTTAATCTTGAGGAGTAGCTATGTGTTATTACTGTGGTAAACACTTACGAATAGAAGATGCAGTGTTAGTTTGTGTAAATGTTTTGTGTGTACTGTTTGGTGTTGCACAGAATAAAAAAGAAATAGATGTAGTTATAAAACAGGAAGATATATAATAATAGTATTAGGAGACAGGAGGAACAAATGCCTAATTTTAATTTAGACGAATATGAATTAGTCGAAGATAGACTTAAAGCATATTGGAAAGATAATCCAAAAGGTAAAATCACAACAGACGTAGTACACATAACTGAAGATGGTTCGTGTGTAACTATAAAAGCATATGTATATAGAGACGGAGAAGTTGTCTCTACTGGTATAGCTCAAGAAACTAAAGGCGATGGCTTTGCAAATAAAACATCTTGGATGGAAAATTGTGAAACATCTGCTATAGGTAGAGCTTTAGCTAACTGGATGTATCAGGGTAGTAATAAGAAACGTCCAAGCCAACAAGAGATGCGCAAAGTCGAAACCTCATCACAGGTGGCAAAAAAATCAGAGGGAAAGTCAGAGGGTGTTAAGCCCCCTGTCTCTACATCTTCTGACAATCCCGTAAAGGTAGTTAAAGAAGCAGGGTTTGGTGATGCTAAACAAGCTAAACATCCTGATGGTAAACCTGCTATAAATGATTCAGGTCTTTTATGTCCTTGTGGTTCAGGAGTTAAATACTATACAGCTCAAGAAAAAAACAAACCTAACAGTCCTGACTTTAGATGTCAAGCAATGGGCAACTGTACTGCAGGAGATACTGTAGATGGTAAAGTATTCGCTAAGTCTTGGTGGATGGACAATAAAGCTACACCTGAAGAGTGGAAAGACTATGCTGCTGCAAAGAATGGTATTAAGTTACCTGACCCTAAGACACTTGATGATGGGGATTTACCTTTCTAATGGATAAGATAAACATATTTATTGAACCTAAACAACTTAAGAATTGGGCTATACAAGTGGCTAACTCTTGTGGTGGACAAGAAGTAAGTAAAAGTCCAATACTAAAACCAATTAATATGCGTAAGTTAGATTCGCTTATTGAAAAATTTGTAAGTGATTACAACGATTCAATGATTTCTTCACAAGAAGAAGAGTAAGCAGAAGCCGAGGTAGAAAGGATAACACCCTCGGCTTTGCTATAAACTACTTAGTTATTTGTTTTTTAGCGTATGTCTTGATAACTGCTAGTGCAGCACCACCACCTGCTAATGCAGCTAACTGAATAGTTTCAGCTTCTACACCAACAAGAGGAGCAACTGTTAACGCACCAATGAACGCTTCAATGAAGGTCC